GTGTTTTTGTGTGTATAACGTATTGTTTCCACCCGCATAGCGGGTGGTTTTTTGTTTCGCGCCTGCCAGGCGCTCAACAGGCTAAAGCCCATAAAAAAAGCCCCCCGAAAACGGGGGGCCAAGGTCTATTCTTCCGGCAGGATGGAGGGAAGGCGTTGGACGGCATCACGCTTGAGGTGGGCCGTCACATGCTGGTAATGCTCAAGGATCATGCTCTTGCTGGTATGCCCCATGATCTCGGCCAGGCTGCCGATGTCAGCCCCATGCTCAAGCGCCATCGTTGGGAACGCATGGCGCAGAGAATACGGTACGATACGGCGCTGGATACCTGCCGCGCGACGGGCGCTATGCCACGCCGCGCCGACGCTCTTTACCGGCTTGCCGTGGTAGTGGATGACCCAGGGACAGCCGATGGCGCTGTCCTCATCCTGCCAGCGGCGCATGAGCGCCACCAGATCGCCACGCAGGGGCACGAAACGCCCGTCAGGCCCATCGGCCTTGGAAGCCGACGGCATGTTGAGCTGGGCCGCGTCCAGATCCACGTCAGCCCAGCGCAGCCGGAACAGCTCGCTTGGCCCGATACGCGGGCCGCAGTACATGCCGATGGCGATGATGCGGCGGATATGCGGGGCGGCGACCTCCATCATCTTGCGTCCTTCCGCCGCTGTAGGCGGCGAGGCCCTCCGGCTGCGGACACGCGGCAGCTTCATGGCGTCCAGTGGGTTGGAGGCCAGACGCCCCGTTGTCACGGCCCAGCGCAGCGCGGAGCGCAGAATGCCCAGACGCAGCCGCACGGTGGACAATCCCACCTGCCGCAGCGCCTGGGCTTCCCGAAAGGCCAGCACATCCTGCATGGTCAGCATCCTCGCTTTACGAGTGCCAAACATGGCCAGCAAGGGGCGGCAGTGATAGGCCGTCGCTTTTTTCGTCCCGGGCCGGGTTATCTGCAACTCAAGGTAGAGCTGGATTATCTCCCGCACCGTCAGGCTTTGCGCGCTGATACGGGCACTGCGCTGCCTGGCCTGTTTTTTGAGCTGACGCTCCCGATCGAGGACCTGTCTCATGGTCGCCGCGAAGGCGTCACGTTCGGATTCCGAGGGGAACGTCCGGCGCCGCGTCCTGCCTGTCGCCGGGTCACGCCACGAAAATCGCCATTTTTCCAGTCTGTCTTTTTCCATAAAGAACCTCCAGGGTCCTTATGGCAAAAAGAACTCAGAAAAAAAGCTACCTGGGCACCACCCTGCTTTCAAGGCGAGCCATGAGGGCCAGAGCCTCCCGTTTTTCCATCCTGGCCCCCTGGTGCCCCTGCAACCTGATCCACCAGTGGTTGGCATAACAACGGCGGGCGCTGACCTTCCCTCCCTGGCTGGCGGTCAGGCCGCGACACACGCCGGGCAGGAGCCAGTGCAGAGGGTTCCGGTCCCGTCGGTTCCAGGACCATCCAATCCAGTTTGCCAGATCGACAACAAAGCCCCACAGACCGGCCTGCAGGAAGCGATCCTGCCAGAAAACACAGTCCTCGGCCCGGATACTGGCCCCATCGTGGGCCCATGAGGCAAAGGCGCGCACTGAGAACCTGCCGCGGATGCCCCAGTTACGGATCACACAACGCCTCATGGTCACGCGAACGCCATCCTGCGCCTCCGGAGCGCGGCGTCCGATGTCGCGCACGATACAGTCCTCCAGCAGAAGCTCTCCACGGGCTGCATCTGATTCTGGGTAGTCGCCATTTCCCCAGAGGACGCCCTTGCCTACGCGGCAGACCTTCGTCATCCGGGCCTCGGCACGAGCCCCGTCCACGCCGGAGATGCCTTCATCCAGCTTGTCCAGGGGCCAGCGGCCGAGATCGACCGTACAGTTGCGGATAACCACAGGGCCATCGCTGCCATACACCGTGATGCCATCCCCTCCCCGGCTCACGGGGGCCGTGATGTACACATCCTCAATCACGCCCCCGATAGGGAGAGACAGCCCATCATCGTCCTGCATCCTGACCTCCCATGCCGTGCTTCACCCGTTCGCTCTCCTCGGCGCGCTTGGCATTGTTGAAGCGATCAAGCGTGCCCACCAGATAGCCGGTGATTCGGCGGATGCGCTGAAACTTGACGCCCGCGCCCACCATGCCGTCACACACCGGCAGATGTTTTTCCTTATTCCCCTCCCCAGTCATCCTGCACCTCCATGAGACGCTGCGCAGCTCCGGCGGCGTTGTCGCATGGTCACCATTTTTACCTGCCACAGCCAGTGGCAGACCAACCGGCTGTGGCAGGATCAGATCATTTCAGTCTGGCTTCCAGGGCCTCGATGCGCTCCTGCTGCATCTGGATGACCTTCAGCATGGGGGCGATGAGCTCCTCATAGCGCAACATCTGGACACTGTCGGGATCGGCCGGGTCAGCAAGGCACCACAGACCGTTCGCTGCCGGATCTTCTCCCGTATCTTCCAGAGCCGTGCGCACATCCTGAGCGATAAGACCGGCATGGCGGCGAACGCCGGGCGTAGTTTTGATGTCGGTGGGATTTCCGTCCTCGTCAGAGGACACCACCTCTGTCTTGCCCACCCGCATGGTAAACGTTACGGGCCGCAGGACTTTAAGCAAGGCAAGGGCCTTGTCCCCGTCCACATCTTCGACAGACGTTTTGAGGCGTTCGTCCGACGTGACCGTGGCGGCATTTTTGAGATAGGCGTTGTCAAACGGATACGTCGCCGTTCCGAGAGAGGCTGTGATACCAGTCCAGGGCAAAATAGCATCAGGGCCGAGCTCATACATGGCGACATTCGGAGCTTCTTTTGAAGTCGCACCAGTAATACGTGCAGATGTGCAGTTAATATCACCACTGCGCGTACTAGCTCCAAGCATCCCAGCAAAAATAAGATTAAGGCCATTACCAGTGGCATCAAAATCAGATGTATGAAAAACTCCTCTCAGTTGCATAATTATCTGAGCTTTCCCTGCACGATCCTCTAAAGACTGTAAATTACCCCCTGCGTCAGTCGCAGCAACATAGCAGGATATGGACGGGTACCCTAACTCTCCAAGAGTCTCGGCAAGAAGAAAGAAATCCCACGCTCGATCTCTGATCTTTTCAATACGTGCAGGGTGAATGTTTCCCCAACATACAGGAGCAATCTCTCCAAGATCGCCAAGTTTTAACTGACCATCAATCAGCTTGCACAGGTTCGGCACATTGGCGTGGGCGTTGGGATCGTTATCGTGTTCTGCAATGTCAACAGCGCCAGTATGACCTGCGTTCCTGATTAGTTGCAGCACCTCCTGGATGACCTCGGCGGAGACATTGAGATTCTGGATGGCATCGAGCAGTTTTTGGGATTCTTCCGCAGAAAGGGCCATGAGCGTCCTCCTAGATGTTGAGGGTCGTGGCGGCACAACTGGCGAGGGCCTCGCCCATCATGTTGTAGCCGGTCTGGTTGTAATGGATACTGTCTGACATGAAGCCGGCGGCAAAAAATGTCGGGGCCAGCCGGAAGGCCATATGTACATATGCTTCGCCCCGGCACAGGGCCTCCTGGGCCTCCTGCACGGCCACATAACCTTCATGCGCAGGGGTGCCGGGAGCGAGCGTCGTCGTAGAAAAGCCGATCTTGGAGATGAACACGTCCAGCGTGGCCTTTCCGGTGATCTCCCGAAAAAAGGCGAACACATCCAGCGTCCCGTCCACGTATTCCTGGGCAGAGACTGTCCCGGCCGCGATGCGGCCACCATCCGTCTCCCCCTGGCACCACAGCAGGCCACCGATCTCGAACGGGAGCTGTTGCCGTTCCAGGTGCGCTTTCAGGGCTTCGAACTGGGTTCTGGCTGTGGCGCGCAGCGCACCATAGGCATTATCTGCCCAGGTATTGGCCGTCGTGTAGCCGCCGTCCGTGACGGCAGCGCCACCCGAGGCCACATTGAGGATGTAGACCTTGTGCCCTGTCAGCTCGAAAAACCTTCGACAGAAGGCGGGCCAGGCACTGCCCTTGACGGACTTGTAGACCGGATCCTTCAACGGCTTCAGCAGCGCCGGATCTTCATCCCAGGCCCAGAACTGCGCCACATCCGCGGCACTCTCGTAACCACCGTTGGCGTCAGCGCCGTAGCCCACGGCATTGGACTGGCCCGCCACGATGAAAAGATACGGCGTCCGGCCATCCGCAGCGGCAAGCTGGAGCCTGTGCAGACGCAGGTCGCGGACATGACCGTTGATGGCATTGCGGCAGCGTTGCCGCATCTGCACGGCACCGGCCTTGAGACGGCCGATCTGTTCCATCCCGTCGGCGTACCAGTCCCTGTAGCCGAGGATGTCCTGCCGCGCCGAAGCGATCATTTGCGGGGCAAACTGGTTGACCAGAAAAAGGGCATCAAAGGTCTCCTTGCCCATGATGTCTTCATAGGAAGCAAGGATGCCTTCCTTGTACGCAGCAGCTTCATCCGCCGCGCTGATGGCCTCCCGGGCCGCGTTCCTGGCTTCCTCGGCGAACAGGTCACAGCCCTCGCAGCCGCTCCCTTCACCGCCCATATACAGCTGCCGGGAAGCTCCTTCGTCAGAGACGAGCAAGCCTAGTCCGAAAAGCATATCGAGCCGCAGGGACGTGAAGGTACCAATCCTGTACGTTCCCACAGGCACGAATACCTGTTTGATCCCACTGGCATCCGCCGCCTGCTCCGCCCGGAGGAATGCCTCTGTATCGTCTGCCTTGCCATCGCCCATGGCACCGAAATCACGAACGTTCAGTACGTCAGCGCAACGATCCACCAGAGGACGCTGCGTCGTACTGCCGGTAGCGGTGAACGGTATGAAGGGAAATCGCTCGAAACGCTCCTTGAGCCGTTCGAGCTCCAAGCGCGAGGCATAGCCGCTCTCGTTGATGATGATCTGTACCTCGGCCGTGCCGGACATGATGACCGGCACGGAAAGCTCGTGCGTGGTGGCCTGCCCCAGCACACTCCGGGATTTATAGAACGGGGCGTGGTTGCCGTAGGCGCACAGCACGGGCTGGCCACCCTCCTCCAGCGGCTCGGCCCAGATGCCGAACTCGCGTATCCAGAAGCCGCCCTCCGTGGCCGGGATGACGATGTGCGCCCAGCAGACGTTGGGGTCATCCGCATCCTGGCTCAGGCTGTCGATGGGGCGGCGGTAGACCTCGTGCACGAGAGCCACGGCATCATCGGCGGGCACGGGTACCTCGCCGTTACCGTCGCCCACCGCGATGACGCTGAGGCGGACAGGCTTGCCGGCGGCATGGGCCGCGGCCTCCAGCACGGCCCCGGCTTTGGTGAGCAGGCAGTAATACTCGGGGGTGTCGGTAGCGACCCCGGGGACGGTCTGGCTATCCTCCAGACCGCCGGGAACAGTGGCTAGGGCTTGGGGCATACGATACTCCGGCTTTGTGAGATGATGGCAAAAGCGATGCGTCCGCGAAGATCAAGTACGGACTTGGGGGGAAACCAGAGGCGCACCCGGTTCATGGTCCGCATGATCCCGGCCACAGCGATGCTGACAGGCAGGGGCCGGGTGGTGACGGTCTCCAGACAGTCCAGCCAGCTGCGCGTGTTTTTGTAGTCAAAGATCAACCGCATGGCGTCGGTCACACCGGTCTCATCCAGACCGGCATCGCTGACATCGAGGCGCACGCGGAAAAAGTATGGCCGCCCCTCATACTCCCACCACTGGCGGATGACCGTGGGCAGGCGCAGGGCCGTCTCCAGCGCCGTGCGCACGGCCCAGGGAGTGCCCCGGCGCCGGTGCAGCAGCAGGCTGCCCGCGATGAGCTGGCGCTTGGCGGCCAGATCCACAGCCGCCTCGTAGCCCTCCACATGGAGCTGCCATGCCAGCAGGTCCAGCACAGGCTCCGGGAGGCTGG